AAGCCAACGTACTAGTAGCACTCATTGTGCTTGAATCAAACGATGGTAATGCAGCTGGACAAGCTACTGAAATATTAAAAACAGTTCCTGAGCATGGTCCAATAAAGCTAAGATTCAGTATTGATGGACTAGCTGCTGACTTTGGTATCACCATTACAGTATTTCCTGGATTAGATGGAGTTAATTCTGTCTGACCTGAAAGTATAGTTACAGTTGTATCTGTACCTAACGCAGCAAATGAAGTACCATCATATTGAAATTCATCAAGTGTATATGGGGAGTTTGTAACAATAGTTGGGCTACAGGGAGCTGTCTCTGAACCAATATATGTAGCTAATCCTGCTGTACCTTGCAGCCATCCATAGTTAGGGGATGATACTCCATTATAAACAGTACTATTGTATACAGCTAATATTCCATCAGGAAAGCTGAATGGGTTAAACCTAATTGTTACAGCACCTGTAGGACTGCCAAGATTTACGTTTAAATAGTATACACCTTCAGACAAATCTGTAGCATTTATTGTGCCTCCACATGGAATAGCACATGCAGGACAAATTGTAGAAGAAAGTAATTCTCCTCCAGACATTTCTCTATAGAAACCATCTTGTTGATAGAATCCGTCAGCAGCTTTTACGGTCAAATTTGAATTTGTCCATATACTGGTGGCAGTTGTAAAATCATTTGTATCTATGTAGTATGTTGCCATATTTTATTAAGGTTCTTATACGCAATCGCAACAAGCTGCTATTGCTGATGCGTTTTTATAACACAAGTCTTTACTGTAAATATTTCTATAGTCGTGTATAATATAAAGGTAATTTGATCCGCTGCTATAAGTAAAACTAGCCGTATAAACACCAGTTGAAGGGTTTAGCACTGGAGTTGCTACCGTTGAAGCATTCAGTAAAGATAACACGTTTACATTGGTGTACAATGTGTTTGACATTAAATATCTTAACTTATGAGTTGCTGGATTAAACTCCATTGTTCCAGATACTCCTTTAACAGATCTAATTACAACTGTGTCTCCATCGTTAGGTATTGCTCCAAATCCTTCTGGACCAGCTAATGTAGAGTAGTTAGAAACAATCGGTGTTACCGTTCCTCCAAGCATGCTTACTAACTTTCCAGAGATTGACGTTCCTACAGAGTACTCATCCGTTATAACCTTACCTTCAAATGATTTATCATTTACTGTAATGGTTATTACTGTAATGTCAGTTACTTCAGGGCATCCAACAACAACTCTGTAAGAGGCAACCCCTCCAGATTGAGTAACGCTAAGTATACCATTATCTTTATCCCCCTTATTAAATGTAAACGTATCAGAAACACTAGTGTTACCACTACTATACGTTACACCATCGTAAACAAAAGAAACATTTAGTGTTTGACCAGATGTTATTTGGTCAATGATTAATGTTACAGTAGATTCTCCTGTATAGTCTCCAAGATCAATATTTACACCTTGCAATCCAGATGTTCCAGAATTTATCTGTATTTCTGATCCACAACCTAAACTAGGTTGATCTTGCTCTATCTGAAAATTATTTGAACTAAGAACATACTCACCCATGTAAGGATCAAATCCACCTAGCTTTTGAGTCTTACCATCACTTATAAATAGATCTCTAAACCAAGATCTCAGTCCCTCATTAGATATAACTACCAAATCTTCGCTAGTTCCTGCACCAGACAATCTTATTACTGATCCTCTTTTTTGATCTGTGAAATACTTATCAAAACCCCATTCTACATAACTTTCTGGGTTTAAACTGATGCCATACTCCTCAATTCTTGCGATTTGATTTCCAAGAACTTGTGGAATAGCGGCAACCGCACCACTTCCACCAGCAGCGTCAGACAACACATTCTTGCCTGCAAGAACGTAAGAAATCTTATCTTCTTGTAACACAAGGATATCAGTTTGTCTTCCAGACATCTTTTGGATAGATCCAAATCTACGCTCTAAGTCGCTGAAATTTGCAAGTCCAAGATTAAACTCATTTAACTTATTTAGGTTTGTTTCTGGATTGAAAACTCCACTATAAGTTATGGAAGCATATCTATTAGCTTGCTTAAATTCTTCTGCTGAAACAGAAGAAAATCTTTCTCCTAATCTAAAGTAAGGTGCAGCAAGAGCATCTTCAATCTTATAGCTTTCTACTCCATTACCAAATGTAAAGCAATCATGAAAGTTAAGAACTATACTATTTTGAGAATGAGCTCCTCCAACTATTTCAAATGTCTGACTACCCTCATAGTAAATATCAGAAGCCGCTTCTGTTGGCTCTGTCTCAAATACAATAAATCCATTCTGTCTAATAACTGTAATAGATCCAGTAATTGAAGATTTTGGATTGTTATACCCAGGTGTACCTGTTCTTATTCCAAAATATAATTTACCAGATGCGGCAGGACTTTCATAAAACTGATACTTATTTATACCTCCAGTAGAGGTAGGGAATGTAGTCCCAAGTGCTGGATTAAATACGTTTTGATTTTCAGTTTCATCACCTAGAATAGTACTATCTCCTGTGCTAAAATCTATGTTTTGAGCTAAAACAAAGTCACGAAGGTTTGCATAGTCCGATGAAGCTACATATTCTTTTTTATAGCTATATCTTCTTTGACCCCTATCTTCATTTCTATATGGTCTATTAAGAATTAAATCAAATCTAACAATACTCCCATCTGTTATTTCCCAAGGAGTAAAAGTGCCAGCAGGTTCTTCTGTGAATACTGGGATAGATAATTGTGGATAATCTTTACCACTAACAGAGGTAGTCTTTCCTCCCAATACTGATGGCGTCTCTGTGTCTATAGAAAACCCTACAGGCTTAACTTTCATATAAAGACCAGATGGTTCCTCTTCTCCTCCCTGAATAAAATCTAGAGGTTGTGCTGAAATATCTAAGATCTCACACTTAACCAAATTACTTAAAGCTCCAGTACTATCTCTTTTGACAATAAGCTTGTCTCCAACTTTAGCTTTATTTTGATTGTCACCTTCTAAATTTAGAAAAACAGTGTTATCTCCAGGGTTAAAGAAGTAAAGTGTACTATATATTGTTTCGTAGTCTAAACCAGAAGGCAATAAAGCAAACTTATATTTTTTAGCCCAAAATGGAGGAGGAGATAATATATCTACCTTAATCGAGTTTTTATTTACTGAATTAGCAGGAGGTATGTGTATTGAATTGTTTTCAGACGTTAATACAGTTGTAGCTCTATTAAAATCATCCATGTAAATTATACCCAAAGAAAAATCTCTATTGCTATGCAAACTACTTGCATCAGACTGAGTCATATACTCAGCCGTAACTGAACTTATAGAAAAATATTCATAATCAAATATTCCAGGGTTTGCATCATCTTCATAAACCATCACAATCATTTGTAATGAAAAAGAAGAAGAACCAGGAGTTGCGGTTATTTTAATTCCTTCGCCAATAGTATCTATGCCATATCCATAACTAGTAAATCCAGCTGGAGGTATAGCTTGACAAGCTATTCCATCCGTGAAAGAAGTTCCTTCGTCATCGGTTCCACAATCAGCAACATCTCCATGAAATGTTTGAGCACCTATTTCTTGTATAAATTCCTGACTAGTGACCAACTCATAAACAGATGAGTAATCTTTCTGTAGTTGAAAGTAAAAAGATTGGATTATGTTGTTTGAAAAATCAGGATCTGAAACTAGGGTACCACTCAATGATACATCTATACCTATTGCAGCTCCTTCTTTTAAATCGATGCCAGTTAAATCTATAGTTGTTAACGTGTTACTATAAGTATGTGGCCCTAGAGGAACTATATTGTACTGAGATGAGGATCTAACTGAAGGTACTTCTAAATACCCTAATTCTTCTGAAACAATTGATGCATTAAATTTTACATTAATTCTTTTTCCATTTGAATCTACAATGTCATAACCATCTTTGTAGTTGCCATAGAAAAGTCTATTAGACATCAAAGTTTGAGCTTTAGCAACAATTGGCACGTTGTCAAATGTTCTTAAAATCTCAGAAGCAGGTAAGGTAGATAATATCTTTTTAGAGCTAAACTGAACCGTGTAATCCGAATTATCTGTAATACCTAAAACTTTTTTATCATACTTTTCTATCACATTTATAATAGAAGAAGTTGAAAGTTTAAATAGTAGATCAATCGCAACCACGCTTTCACCACCAGTATCAAATGTTACATTAACAGCGTTGAATTTATTTCTCATTCCACTGTTAGTAAATTTACTAAAGTCAAAATTAAAAAACCCAGGTTCAAATGCTATCTCACTAAACTGAGATATTGCACTATATTCCCCATTCAAATACTTGTATCTGTAGGCAAATGATAAAAACTTGTCTTCTATATAATTTTCATCTCCAGCTATACTTATCAATCTAATAGACGGTGACTGAAAAGGAGGTGCAACAATTACGGAGATATCAGACTCTGTAAGAACAGGCTCAGTAGGGTATGATCTATTTACATTTATTTTTCTAGGAGGATTGTATCCATCCGTAAAGAAAAGCAAGTCTTCTATCTTATTTACTCCATTAATTAAATGATCTCTGTTAAAATTTAAAACAGATGTACTAACAACGTGATATACAGTAAAACCAGTCTCAACATTCATTGAAACAATCATGTCCACATTGTCTGACTCAGAATGAATAAACCAGTAAATAGTATCATTTACACCGTCTTGAAATGCACCAATACAGATAGCACTACTTGAAAGTGGAACATTATTATATAGTATGTTTGAAATCTTTATATTACCCTTCGTATTCTCTAAAGCACCAACATCAGTCAATTCAGTAGATCCAACACGAACATTCATGGCGTCAATATATTCGCCATCAGGTATAAGCCTCTCATCAAGGCTTTTATTCATCCTGCCCTTTACAAAGGTTTTTACTAAATCCATGTTTATTTAATCATCTTGTTTTGACCCCTCATGTTCATGAGTAATCTACCTGGGTGAATGTTGCTAATTCTTATTCTTGCATTTCTCAATAGAGCACTCATTTCTTTTCTGGCCCTAGCCACAATATACTCCTGCACATTAAATCTATTACTTAGTATTGAATACTTAATAAATGAATAGATATAATTCTCAAACATTTTATTCACACTAATTGCAGAATCATTTCTGGACGCAACTGGGGTACCAGGCAAGTTAGCCGTAGACGTGTACTCCATTCCATCTGAGATATACTCAAGTATGCATGACTGCTCAGCCATTTCATTGCTAAAGTTAATTACTCCAGCCTTCTTGTCAATCTTAAATGTTGGATTCTGATTAGCTGTCTCTGTATTTAAACCATATCTGCTACCAACATTATAGTCAAAGTACCAGTTACCTCCGTACTCCCATCCATACATGTTATGATATGGGCTAGATGGGTTAAGGTAAATACTTTTTTGAAGGTTATCTAATCTATCTAAATCTAATTCTGAGTTTTCTGCATCAATTACAACACCATTTTCATCAACTACAACTTTAAAGTTGTTGTCTTGAACATATTCTCTAGCGAAGTTAACCTGAATGTTCTCAGTTAATGGTAGAATTAGACCATCTTTGTATAAAGATATTCTAACCCAGTTTACGTAGTCAGAAGGAAGTATATACTTTAAATTAGGACCAACTCTTTGCTGAAGGACTTTGATCTCCTTCATTGCATCGTAGTTAAGTTCCTGAATACCTCTCTTAGCATAAAACAACACCTTGTACCTGTTGAGGTTATTGACTAGCTCATGGTCTCCCTGATACATCAACATAAAGTTGTTGACAATATCCTCTAGAGATATGTACTGATAAGATCCCCAGTTAGCATCCTCTGGAACATTTCCATTGTTGCTATAGTACTGAAGATCAGATAGATATTTATTGTATAGTCCCATTATTTCTCAATCACAATTTCTTTTTCTTCTTCCTGATTACCAAATTGAACTGCCTCAATCTCTCTTATAGACATTCCAGCGTACTGTAATATTTTAGCTATCAAAGTAGGTTCGTCAGTTGAAGGTAATTCAAAATCCTGATAGTCAACAGCACCTTGATTAAATAATGGTTCACCAGAAACCAAAGTATATGTCCACTTAGGATCTTCTGGATATCTAACGTAATAACAGCTAACACCAGTTGAAATTGTATCTGGGTAAACAGTAATTTTATTCTCTGACTGAACGTATGCTGGGAAGATATCAATTGGTTGTGTAAGGTTTGACATCAAAAGCTGTTGAGCTCTTGCAAGTGAAACCTTCTCAACCTCAACCATCTTTCCGACACCATTTGTCTGTATAATCCTAACTATGGTATAATAATCAGTAGGTAGGCTAAAAGTACCAGATACTTTAGTCAATGTTGAAATTTTAGAAAATGAGTCAATAACTTCTTCGTACTGCTTCTTTATGTCTGCGTATCCAGTTCCAGACTGTCTACCATTCTCTTTCTGAATTTGAAAATTATATCTGTAAAAGTAATTCTCAAAGACGTCTAGCTGTGCCTGCTTAGCAAATAGGTTAAAGTCATTTGGGCTAATGTAGCCGTAATTATTCTTGTTCAAAACAGATAGAACCGTATTTCTTACTGAATTTATCATCCCATTCTTTTTATACAAAGATAGTAAAAAAAAAGAGAGGTATTACCCTCTCTTAATTTACTCTACTCAACATTTCTTTCTAATAACTTCAGGGTCTCAATACCGTCATCTGTCTGTAAATATTTTGATACGGTTGATA